CTTGGAACACCATTTTCCAAAGTTTCTCCGTGTCTGTGGCTTTGGCAAACTCGAATCTGAGGCCGGTCGGAATGATGCCAAGGGCTTCCATAGCGGGGATGGCGACTTTGTTGATGTAGTAGGCAATCTTGCGCTTGTCGGCCTCGACGACGATTTCCATCAAGTCGGTGGAGGATTCCTCCTTTGAGCGGTTGCCGTGCTCGGTGTCCTGGCCAAGGACGGCCCCAAGGTTCAATAGTGAGATTTGCTCGTCGCAGGTGGCGATGAAGTTCTTGTAGACGTCGCCGTTGGTGCTGCTTGACTGCGCGAACTCGAAGTCCTCGGAGGTGTCGATGATGAAGTAGGCCGCTGAGCCTATCTCCTGCATCATGGCCTCGGCGCGGTCGAGCATCTGCTGGTCCTGGGTGTCGGTCTTCAGCACACGGGGCGGTATGCCGTAGATTTCGCAGAGCTCGCTCCAGCAGCTGAGGGCGAATTTCTTCATCAGCACATAGGGCGTGGCCTTGTTGAGAAGGCCCAAATCGTATTTGTCAGGGCAGAACTCGAGGATCCACTTGCCGAAGTCGGGGCGCTCACGATACGATTCGCACTTGTTGCCCGTGACATCCGGATAGAACATGCCTGAGGCAGGCGACACATTGGCACGGGGCACCAATTCGATGTCGGGGTTGCCTTCCTTGTCGAAGGTAAACTGGACAAGGCTCTGGCTGTAGAACTTGGATTCGACGATGTAATTCACGAGCTTATCGAAAAGTCCGGTGTCCTTCAGCAGGTTCATTGCTTCCTCGTTGTTGGCGTCGCCTTTCTTCAGGAACCAGTCTGCAGCTTGTGATTTGCTGATGCGTAGACCGATCTGCGATGTCATCTTTGCGTCAAGCATGACCTCGTCATAAAGCCCCTGCAGACGATGTTGCTTCGGATTGTCGGCGCGGGTGGCCTCCTGGCGGGCTGTGCGCCAGCTGGCGATGTCGCGACGTATGATGGGCTCCTGGCGTCGAATGACGCGGAGGACGACTTGCTTGTCCTTCTTCGAAAGGGCAACCGTGTTGTTGTCTGGTTGCTTCGAGCCTCGCGGTGACGATAGGCGAGACAGTAATTGTGTGAGTTTGTTTGGCATGACTTGGTTGTTTTATAGTGTATGGTCAAACTTGGGGTTGGACCCAAAGCGTGACTTGATGATTGGGTTGCCCTGCGCATCGGTGGCGATGGGCAGCGTGGGCGTGATGGAGCCTGCGGCCACCTGTTTCAAAAAGTCGATGACGCGGTCGTAGCGTTCGCGCCACTGCTCGTATATGATTTCGGAGTTGGAAAGCCGGATAAGGTTCCACACGGCGATGACCTTGGTGTCCTCAAGGATAAGCGGGTCTCGGCTGGTGCCTGTGGCGGCAAAGATGGCGGCCACGTCGTAGCGGCTGGCCAGGTAGGATTTCATTTCGCTGACGGCGGCCTCGATACACTGCAGCACGGTGGCGTCGTCGTTGGCCGAGATGTCATCCATGACGTGCTCATAGATGACTGTTCGCATTTCTTCTACGGTGATGAACATTTCAGTTTAGAGTTTATGGTTTAGGGTTTAGAGTCAGTACCGCCACGAGGTTCGCTTGCCGACGACATAGCGGCTGTCGCTGGTTCGTATCCTGTTGCTTAATTTGTAAATGGCTGACTCAAGCGCATCGGGCAGGTCGTCATGCACCTTGGAGCCTTTCTCGAAGCCCAACAACTGGTTTTCAAGCACCTCGAAGCCCTGGTCGCCCTCGTAATCCTCGTTGAAGATCACGTCGCCGCGTTGGAACAGGGGCTGCATGGCCTCGATGCGCCCGAACTTGTCAGGCTTGTTACGATTGTCGCCCGTTATTGGTATCTGGACGCCAACCTCCTCGCCGACACGCCGGAACTCGTCAAGCAGCATGTCCTGCATGAAATTGGCCTCCATATAGTATTTAATAGGTGTATCGCCCACGAAGTCGCGGATCTCGTAATGCCAGCCGACCATGACCGACACTTTCGTCTGGTCGCCGAAGGCACGCAGCACATGGTATTTGCCTGTCTTGGTGAGTCCGACCAGGACGGTGCCCTTGTAGTCGTTCTTTGTTGACGACTTCCACGACGGGTCGGTGTAGGCGACGAGGGCGCGATACTCGCGCAGGGGGAGCATCTTGCCGTAGCGGATGTCCTTTTTCTCGAAGATGGTCCCCTCCTCGATGGGGTTGTTCATGTACTCCTTTTGGAAAAGGCGGTCGCCTATTTCGGCACGGATTTCGGCAACCTCCTTTTTCGTGAAGTTTTCCTTCCATGTCGGGTTACCGTTCTTGTCAAGCATGTTGACCACGGTGTGGTGGAAACCGGGACGCTTGGCGATGTTGCCGAGCACGGAGTTCTTGCCGATGCGGTTGCCCACCAGAACGAAACGGCCTCGGCCCGCGTCCATCGTTCCGTAGAGTGCACGCGGGCGGGATTGAGCACCAGTTCGTCGTCGTCGATGTCGTCGATGACGATGTAGTTGACACGGCGGCCCGATTTCTTGATGCCACGGGGCGACTGGCCGCGACCCAGAGCAATGAACATGGAGCCGTCGGAGGTGGTGAAGCGCCCGTCGCTCCAGATGCCTTCGCCCTTGCCTATGCCAAAGTCGGCCTTGTAGAGTTCGTTCGACTCCAGTTCCGCCTGAAGGTCGCCGAGCAGCTGCTTGGCCGCGTCCTGCGACTTGGAGACCAGAACCATTGTCAGCGGCGTGTGATCCTTCTGTGCCAGGATCCACATAGGTTCAATCAACGAGATGTGGGTGGATTTGGCATGGCCACGCGCCCACTCGAACACGGCACGGGCGCGGTCATTATTCAGGACATAGTTGGCGGCTTCCTTTTGGAATTTGGCAGTAGGCTTGGTGGCAAGGTGAGGAAAATAGGTCTCGACAAACGCGGCATAGTCCTTCCTCGTTTTGGCGATGCGCTTTTCCTTGTCGAGGGTTGAGGTGTTGGCCAAGGAGGATGTGGCAGCCTGGATGCGAGCGCACAGTGCCTGCCATTCGGCTTCCTGCTGCTTGCGGCGCGATGCGTTTGCCATGGTCAGTTGCGGCTGTTGATGTGGTTGATGTACTCCTGGTGCAGCCGGTTGATGACGGCGAGCAAGTCGGGCGTGATGGTCTTGTCGGTCTTGGATCGCTCAAGGAGCCAGCGGTCGAACGAGGTGAACACATCGATGACGGTGGCGCGGTTGACGGTGTTGGCCACACGCTCGGCACTGGCCATGATCTTGACCACATTGTCCGACAGTTTGGTGACGGCATCGATGTTGTAGTTCGGTTTGCCGATCTCGGCTATGATGGCCTCGGTGATTTTCTTCGCTGACAACATCAGTGAATTGGCAAGTTCGACGCTTGAGGTTTTTTCCTCGGCGAGGCGGTCTTTCCAGCCTTCGGCGTTGACCCACCGCGAGACGGTCGCCTCCGTGATGCCGTATTGGTCGGCGATTTCCTTCTGGGTATAGCCCGCCATGAAAAGCCGGTAGGCTTGGGCCTTCTTTGCGGCCATGTCTTTTCTGTTGCTCATGGTGATAAAGTGATTTTTGCGCTGCAAAAATCAGTATAAGTGACTGGCTGCCAAAAAAGAACGTAAAGACTTTACACTCTTTTTGCAGGGGTGTGTGAAAGGCGGCACTTTTGCACCGTCAAAAACGGAAAAAGACGATGAAACGGATTGTTATCAGCGACGAAAGCATCAACAGCTACGGCTTCTATGTAAAGACCGACGGCATCGACCTGACGGCCTTCCTGAAGAACCCCGTGATGCTGTGGAACCACAACCGCGACTGGCACGGCACCGCCGATGCACAGCTGCCGATTGGTTATTGGAAAGACCTGCGCGTGGAGAACGGTGTGCTGACCGTTGACCTTCCAAAGATCAAGAAGGAAGAAGCTCCGAAGATTGGCCGCCAGGTTGAGATCAAATAAGCTTCCCCGATTTGAACCACATAGTTATCAGACATATAATTAGAAGATTGTTTTCAAGAGCAAAGGACCACC